TGGTAAGATATGGGGTGTGGGTCATAAGTTCTTCTACTACCAACTTATTGTAGGAGACACAGTTGACAACATTGGGGGCATTAAAGGAAAGGGTCCAGCCTTTGCTTTTAAACTCCTGCACGACCTAGAAACAGAACGTCAATGTTATGAACATGTAGCAGAAGTGTACATCAAAGCACATGGAGACGACTGGAAAGAGAAGCTATTAGAGCAAGCTCGATTACTACACATGGTGAGAGAACTTAATGAGGATGGGAGTCCTAAAATGTGGCTGCCACCTAGAAAGGAGAGAGAATGAATAACATGCCAGAACAGATATGGGCAACACCATATGATGCTGATATGGATGGTGGTACATATTGCGATGCAAAAGAGAGGCGATTCGCTCCAAACCACGACGCTTGGTGCTACATTCGTGGAGACATTGTATTACCGCAGATTCAGGCCCTGTCAGTAGAAAATGCACAACTTAGAATGCAACACGCCGCTATTCTGTCGTATCTGGCTGGGGAACCTTCAAATCCACCCGTAACCGGGGTGGCAAAAATAGACCTTACCGATATTTCTGAAACCGGAAAACAGAAATGACGCTACGTGTACGTATTAGCATTGTACTTTTCGGTGATGAAGAACAAGAACGAGAGATACATCAAATCAACATCTCTAACCTCAAAGACTTAGGGTTAGGTTTGTGTGAATATGGAGTAGAGATGGACAAATACAAAACAGGTAATTACGATTTTAAGACTACTCATCAAAGGCAAGATGGTCCACTTACACTTGTACATAAAGTATTGAAGAAACTAAACAATGGCTGAAGTAATGTCTTTTATGCTCAACTTTACCATTATTATTTCTTGTATTAGCATCTCCTTGGTTCTTGTGGTATGTTGTGTTGAGATGGTTAGGAGTGCGTGGAGTGATTAAAGGTTTTATTATCCTACTCCTGCTGAATGAAAATCCAGAAATTTTAGTTGCTCCCCACAGCTTCAGCACTGCTGAAGAATGTCTGGCAGAGGGTAACATAGCGGCACCTAATCTTATCAAAGAAAGGGGTGATAAAGTTTATACGCATTACCTAGTTGTGTGCGGGGTGACGGGTGATCTTGTCAAAGTAGGTGTGGCTGGGTGAACGAAAAAGAACGACCATACAACGATGGTAAATGGACGCAGGGGCAGATGAATAAAAAAGTATTACTGAAAGCAGACTTTGAAAAACTTTTTGATTATCGGGATGGAGTGTTGTTTTGGAAAGAACAGGGCCTAAGTTCTGCTGTTACAAAATCCAGACTTGCTGGTAAAAAAGTTGGTACATTAGGAAAAGATGGCTACTTAAAAACAAATTTTAGGGTTGGGGGAGTTAAGTATATTTGTCTTGTGCACCGAATTATTTTTGTTTTGTTTTACGACAGATGGCCAAATATGATCGACCATATTGATCGAAATAGGTCTCACAACAGAATTGAAAATCTTAGAGAAGTTGGTTTTCAGGGAAATGCTCTTAACAAGAGTACATACAAAAATAACAAGTTTGGACAAATAGGGGTGGGTTTTCGACAAGATACAAAAACTTGGAGAGCAAGAATCATGTGGCAAGGTAAGAATATAAATTTAGGTAATTTTTCAACCAAAGAAGAAGCCATTATTGCCAGAAAGGCGGGGGAAGAAAAATATTTTACTCCTAATTTTCTATGAAAAAAGAGATTGAGAGGCCGTTTAACAATGGCCGCTGGACTGCCGGGGAAATGAACACTTTCATCAAAAGTCTCTTGCGTAGTGGAACCCGACGATGGGGGCCAAAGAATGAAACACTTAAGAAAGCTAGGGTGGAGAAAGGAAAATATCTCTGTAATGGGTGTAAAACAGTTGTACCCGTTACTATTGTTAAAGATGGGAAACGTGTTCGCTTTGTACAAGTAGACCATATCATCCCCGTGGTGGATACAGACACAGGATTTGTCTCTTGGGACAACTACATTAATAGAATGTTTAGCAACTCGGATAACTACCAGTTGCTCTGCTCTGACTGCCATTACAGCAAGACTTCAAGTGAACGTATGATTGCGACAGAACGCAAAAAGAGAGATAAAAATACAAATGGATAATTTCAACACCATTGAATACCAACCACTCCGTACCTATAATCGCTGTGTCATGATGTTTAACATTATGGAAGATAGCGGTATGCCTGCCGCAGTTGCATATCTCAAGCAATTCTCAGACAAAGAGAAGACAGAAATGCTTGACGTGTACAACCAAGTGAAGAAATACGGTGTAGAGGAAGTCAAGCGCAATCTAATTCGTACAATGCCCCTTCAAGACGAGGAAGAAGAGGTTGAATGAAGAAGAACTCATCTATGTCATCCTTCACGACTGGCAAGACGAAACCGGATTTGGGAGTAGTGCAATGACTGCATTTAGAAATGAATTAGACGCAGATCGTTACATGCTTCTGTTGGCTAAGGTGGATGCAAAGATTTCCTACGATCCAGAGACTAAACAGCAGTACCGTGTACAAAGAGTGAGGATTAACTGATGAGTAAGGTCGTAGTAGTATGGACTTGCAGTCACAGTGATCCTAATTGTTCTAACGAACGATTTAATTGGCTTGGTGATTTGATTGAAGACATCAAGCCTGACTATACAATTGATCTAGGGGATGGCGCAGACATGCGCTCCCTCAACACCTTTGACACCCGTTATCCACAGGCTATCGTTGCTCAGTCCTACCAGAAAGACATTGAGGCATACAACGACTCTCAAGACCGTCTGTGGGGTCGCTACAAGATTTCTAAGAAGAAACGACCCTTCCGTATTGGGTTTGAAGGGAATCATGAACATCGTATTAAACGGGCCGTAGCACATGACCCTCGCCTTGAGGGGGATAAGTATGGCATTTCTTTCTCACATCTTCAAACAGATTATTGGTTCGACGAATATCATGAGTACAGTAATTCCGCCCCCCAACTTGTTTCTTATGATGGTGTTCTCTACGGTCACTATGTTAGCACTGGGAATTTTGGCAGTGCTTTGTCAACTAAGCATCATGGCTATTCTCTTACTGAAAAGCTGGCCTGCTCTGCAACTGTCGGTCATAGTCATAAATTCCATTATTTCCGTAAAGCTGATGCTAGACCTTCTCCGATTAATGGCCTCGTTGCGGGGTGTTTTAAGGGACAAGAAGAAGATTGGGCTGGGCAGGCAAACGGGGATTGGAGTAAAGGTGTGGTCATTAAAAGGGAAGTAGAGAAGGGTGACTACGATATTCAATGGATTTCTATGAAAGCATTGGAGCGTATGTATGGTTGATCTTCTCTGTTTTATGATTTTACTTCTCTTCGTGTTTTGGATGATTGGTGGATTTAGAAATGAATGAAAATCAGATTAAAGTAGAGCTACTCAATTACATGGGAGATGATCTTACTGTAGTGAACGCAGCACGAGTGAGCTTTGACAAGCAAAGCTATTGGGATGTTTCTAACAAGACATACGAACTACCAAACAAAGATGCAAAGCTTGTTTCCTACCTAGCCAAACATAAACACTATTCTCCCTTCGGGCATTGCTTTGCCTCTTTTCGTATCACTGCTCCGGTCTTTGTATGTCGCCAACTTGTCAAGCATGAATACTTACGTATGAATGAAGTGAGTAGAAGGTATGTAGATACACCACCTGAGTTTTACACACCTGATATGTGGAGAGGTAGGGCTGTAGATAAGAAACAAGGTAGTAGTGATGATGTTATCACTGACCTTCGTCATCTGGGTTTTAAGGTACAGAGTGTACAAGAGGGAGTAGATAATCTTTATAGCCACGTATTTGGTTTGTACGAAGATTTGTTAGAAGCTGGTGTAGCACCTGAGCAAGCTCGTATGGTGCTGCCCCTATCCATGATGACCTCTTGGTGGTGGAGTGGGTCTATGGACGCATTCGCCAATATGTGTAAGCTTAGGCTCAAAGAAGATACACAATACGAAACACGTCTTGTAGCACAACAAATTAGTGAATATATGTCTAGTCTTTATCCTGTGAGTTGGGGAGCTTTGATTAATGAAACTGACTAAAGAGTACCTGTCACAATGGCTTGAAGCTATTCGAGATGGCTATGCAGTCACTGTTGTAGAGCCAGAAGAAGCTCTGGGTAACAAATGGATTATCTGTGTAGAGAACCCAGACATCTACGATCAGTATGCACCGGGAAAAGGTAGGGATACTTCTTCTCCTGTACTTTCTATTGAGGTGCCAGAATGACGCTTAAACTCACTTGTCCGTTAACTTTTAGTCCTTGCAAGTTTGGCTGCACTAAAAAATGTAAAGGCAACAAATGACCCTGAAAGTCCGCGTTGTTGATCCGCCAGAGGGTTGGCTCTACGGCTTTCCCAAGCCTATGCCCGCTATCGCTCTGTACAAAGACAGAGTGAAATGGTTCTTGGCACAGGGCTACCCACAAGAACTTATCGACCAAGGAATGTTACAATATTGCCGTTATTGGGACGAGGAGATTGAAGATGTCAAGGACATTTAATGCTAAGATTGTGATGAACGACAGGCTTGACCATTTTTACGAAGAAGATATTGTTAAACAAAGTTGGTCTTATCTTGTCCCGTTCTTCTCAAGGCAAGAGGGGATTGAGAAAGGCGAAATTTTTCTTGGAGATGGTGCCATCATTATTAGTTGGTCGTGGGAAGACGAAGATGAGGACACGTACACCGAGGGAGAAGTTGGGTGGTATGAAGCCTACAAACTGGAAGAGCCTGATACACCATGATTACACAACTTGATATGTACGACTATTGGACCCCAGAAGACCCAGAGGAATGTATGCCTAAAACTACACGAGAACAGCTTGTTAGAGAGTTTCATGAAGCCTTTGGACATAAGGTGGCTCCTGCTGAAATTACGACCAAAGACCTTGAACTTAGGCAAAGGCTTCTTAAAGAGGAGTTTAGCGAAGTGCTCGAGTGTATGTGGGAGCTAAACGCCCTTGGACTAGACAACAAAAGTTGGCGTCTCGGACTCCTCAAAGAGATTTGTGATCTTCAATATGTTCTGTCTGGGCTAGCTGTAGAACTAGGCTTGGACGTAGAAAAAGCTTTCCGCAGGGTTCACAAGAGCAACATGAGTAAGCTTGACGATCATGGCAAGCCTGTCTACCGTGAAGATGGAAAAGTGCTTAAATCAAAGAATTACAAAGCACCTAATTTAGAGGATTTAATCTAATGGTGGTTAAATACGAAGTTAAATACGAAGTGATGTCTAAAGATCATCTTGATGCTGACTGGGAGTTTGAGAAAAGGTTTAGCACATACGAAGAAGCCGAGGCTTGGGTCACAGCAGCTATAGTAACATATTGGGACACTAGTTACACTATCCTCAAAGTATACAAGGTAAAATAATTTGACAAAACTTAATACAGACTATCAAGCTTTTATACACACCAGCCGCTATGCTCGTTGGGTGGAAAAAGAAAACCGCAGGGAGACTTGGGGAGAGACAGTGGGCCGATACATCCAAAATGTTGTATCTGGTAAAGTTGATGAGGATACACAGAATCAACTTCAACAGGCTATCAAAAACACAGACATAATGCCTTCTATGCGAGCCTTGATGACCGCAGGGGAAGCCCTCAGTCGTGACAATACGTGTGCCTACAACTGTGCCTACCTCACTGTAGATAATGTTAAGTCTTTTGATGAAGCTATGTTTATCCTACTCTGTGGTACGGGAGTTGGCTTCTCTGTAGAACGACAGTATGTACAGAAGCTTCCAGAGGTTCCCCAACTGTACAAAAGTGAAACAACAATTGTTGTACACGATAGCAAAGAGGGGTGGGCAAAGGGCCTACGTCAGCTTATTAGCCTCCTATACGCTGGTGAAATTGCTAAGTATGACACAAGCAGGGTGAGGCCAGCAGGCTCTAAACTTAAGGTGTTTGGTGGCAGGGCATCTGGTCCCGGCCCTCTGGAAGAGTTGTTCAGGTTCATCATTAACACATTCTCAGAAGCACAGGGTCGGAAGCTGTCTTCTATGGAATGCCATGACATCATGTGTAAGATTGGTGAAGTGGTTGTAGTTGGTGGGGTACGTCGCTCTGCTATGATTAGCCTTAGCAACCTCTCGGATGATCGTCTACGATATGCAAAGAGCGGGCAATGGTGGGAGAACAACCCACAACGAGCATTGTCTAACAACTCTGTAGCGTACACAGAGCGACCAGAGATTGAGACATTCCTTCGTGAATGGACTTCACTCGTTGCAAGCAAGAGTGGGGAGCGTGGTATTGTTAATCGAGTTGCCCTTAAGAAACAGGCTGCTCGTAATGGGCGACGCAAGACTGACTATGAGTTTGGTGTTAATCCCTGTGCAGAGATTATCCTTCGTCCCAATCAATTTTGCAACCTGACCGAGGTAGTTGTACGTAAGGAAGATACGTTAGAGAGCCTCAAAGAGAAAGTTAGGCTTGCTACAATCCTTGGTACAATTCAGTCAACCTACACTCACTTCCCCTACCTTCGTAAAGTGTGGAAAGATAACACTGAAGAAGAGCGTCTCCTTGGCGTTAGTCTTACTGGAATTATGGACAACAAGATGATGTCTGGACAAGAGGAGTTTGTGTACACCCTCACAGAAGCCCTTACAGACCTTAAAAATGTTGCTGTAGAGGCAAACGCAGAGTGGGCTGATAAACTGGGTATTGCACGATCCGTTGCTGTAACTACCGTCAAGCCGTCTGGTACAGTGAGCCAGCTTGTAGACAGTGCCAGTGGCATTCATGCTCGTCATAGTGAGTATTACATCCGCACTGTACGTGGGGACAACAAAGACCCTCTTACGCAATTCATGAAAGATCAGGGAGTACCTAATGAACCTGACGTAATGAAACCTGCAAACACAACAGTCTTTAGTTTTCCTATGAAATCTCCTGTGGGTGCTGTAACTCGTAACGATATGACAGCCATTCAACAACTAGAGCTGTGGCTGCTGTACCAACAGCATTGGTGTGAACATAAACCCTCGATCACAGTGACTGTACGAGACCATGAGTGGATGGAGGTTGGGGCTTGGGTGTACAAACACTTTGATGAAGTGAGTGGAGTTAGTTTCCTTCCCCACTCTGACCACACTTACCAACAGGCTCCGTATCAAGAGGTTGGGCAGAGGGAGTATGAAGAACTACTCAAGCTGATGCCTTACAAGATTGATTGGGAAAAATTGTCAGAGTACGAGAAAGAAGATAATACAAAATCAAGTCAGACATTTGCCTGTGTTGGTGATTGTGAAATTGTGGACATTAGCTAGGAGTTACGATGAGCGCATTAGATACACAAGTGGGGGGTGGCCATTACAAAGATATGGCTATCCAACCTCTTGAATACATTCTTGCAAACAAACTTAATTTCATTGAGGGTAACATCATCAAATACATCACTAGGTATCACCTTAAGGGTGGTATCGAGGATGTTGAAAAAGTTATCCACTACGCTACAATTCTCAAAGAACAGTTGACTATCAAAAAATAAACAATAAAAAAGGACGGCCCCAGCAATCAAGCTGAGGTCGTCCTTCTTCATTTCTAGGGGCTGACAGCAGCTTTTGTTGCTGCTGTAGTTTCTTTAATCCAAAACTCCATCATCTCAATCTGAGGTATGGTTAGTTCATAGTCCTTAACACCGCCAAGGTTAAACCTCTGTCTTGCTTGAATACGAAGGTCTTCATCTTTGGAGAGCCAATTACGTTGAGCATTACGTGTTGCTCCGTCAAGAGTTCCCTTAGCAAGGATGTCTCGTATATCTGCCTTAACTTGTTTCATCAATGCACGGACTTGTCGTTGTCTTGTACGTTGATTACTATTCTTCCAAAGAGGACTATTGATAAGTCTTGTAGCCCTTGCCTCTAACATAGGAGTAATCTCCCTGTTCACCAGAGCATCCCACTCAGGAATACCTGTACGCTCCTGTTGAGTCCACAGAGGTAGGTTAACTGTGTTTAGCATACGGTCAGCATTAGTCAGAGGTTGTTCTTCTCTTGTACCAGAAGTGATACGTCTAAGAGGGTTAGCCTCCCGCTGATCGCCCGGCTTAGTCAGGGCTTGTAACGGTGGTCCCATACCCTTCCGGCCACTCTCGTCTGGTTCAGTGAAGACATTGAAGAAACCATCTAAGTATCTAAAAGTGTTAGCTTTGGCTAGGTCCATTCCTCTGAGTTGCCGACGATCTATAAGTACATCGTCGTTTCGGGCAACATTAAGGAGTGTGTTCACTGGTTCAAAAGGACGGGTAAAACCTGAGACAATATCTCCCCCCACAAAAGTAGCAAACGCAGAGAAAATATCTTTGAACTCTCTTTGCTCTACTTCACTATCGGTAATAGATAGCATGTATTTGGCAAGGTCTTCTACGCCACCACCAACGCCAGCCTGTCGATACAACTGTGCGATAACAAGTTGTGTACCAGCATCACGGATTAATTCCTTAGTAGCAGCCTTCTCTCCCCGCATCATAAGAGATGCAATTCTCCCAAGAACTTGAAATGCTGCTACCGGAGAAAGGTTGTCTTCATTGACGATAGCCCCAGTAGAATCCATAGCCTGATTCCAAGACAATCCCTTCTTTTCTTTCTCTGTCTGTATATTAGCAAAATATGCGATAGCTAACCCACCTACAGTTATCTTGGCCAGAGTTTGCTGCGCAGAGTCTGACCCCAACTCGCTAAGAGCACTTTTTGTTATAATACCTTTTCTAGCCATTCGGTTAGCAAGGGGTAGCACAGCAAGAGGGCTATACTCCATAGTGAAGGCAAGGGCGTTATTCATAAAACGACCAAACGGAAAGACAAAGCCAAGACCGGGGAGAGACGACAAGTCTTCTACAGCTTTCGCAAAACCAGACAGCGCATAGCCTTTGGTGTAGTCCATAGAGAATGTGTCTTTAAGACCTTTCTCTACAGCACCTTGCCATACATCATCAGAAATTTTATGAGCCTGTCCGTCCTCAAGAAGTTGAGAAAGTCCCTTGTCGTATTTTAGACGAACAAGACGATCTAGTTCAGTCATGACACTAATACTCTTAGTGTATGTGTCTTGGATATTCATCCCAGAGATTGTGGCAGCTTTGTTAAGATAGCCCTCTGTCTTTTTAATTACACGGCCCTTTGGGTTAAGCCCAAATTTTTCAGGCCCGCCAGTATCCAATCCGAATGTGCTCTCCCCAATCATTTTTTGATATTTCTTAGGGGCTTCTTTGAAGAAAGCTTCGGCGGCTTCTCTGGTAGTGTAGGGATCAAAAAGAGTACGAGCCTTATACACTTGTGCCGCCATCATCTGTTTTGAGCGACGTAATGCTTCTTTAGAAACAGCTTGTCCTGCCTTCGTTGGTACAAGGGCTGCCACAGCCCCGTAGCCGCCCACTGAGGCCGCTTGTATAACTTCGGCCAGAGAGGTAAAGGCATTTGCAGCCACCCACCCCTTGACGTTCACAGCCGTTGTGGCGGGGTGTGACACTAGGGCACGTCTCCACACATTCTGGATGTAACCAATCACATTGGGGTCTGGTGCCTTGTCAGCAGCTTTTTCAGCAGCAGCTTTTAGGATGATGTTGTTAGCTTCAATACCAACTCTGACACTTTCTTTTAACTTCCTACCAGTGCGGGAGGCAAGTTCAAGAACCTGACCACTTTCACTCATAGCAGTTGCTACAAGATTAATTGTATCATCCCATGATACACCGTAAGACTTCTTGAAGGCTACATCAAGTTCTTCTTTAGCTTTTACAGGAAGATCGAGGGCAAACGAGACCACTTGTTGCATTACAGGCGGGGCGTCCATGCTGGTGTTGATCGCAATGCCTGCATCGTCCATCATACCTTTGAGCAGTCCACCCTTGCCATCTTCTGCATCACCAAGCAAGTTACGAGTGACATCCATACGGAAGGTAGAGCTATCGCTGACATCCTTGCCAGCAGCAACAGCCTCTTCCCAAGGAGCCATACGCTCTTGAAACTTAGTGGCCATTGCCTGAGCAGCAGGAGCAGCTTTGGCTTGGTTAGCCTTACGTTCTGCAACACGACCGGCTGCAACTTTTTCTGACACTTTGTCGAGGCCAGATGTACCACGAAGAGCAAATGGAAGGTAGGATACCCCACCACCAATAATACCAGCAGCAGCAACTACAGCCGTCTGAAGTGGGTCATACTCTTCTTGATTACCAACATCAATTTGAGCTTTTTGTACGCCCAAGTTTTGTCCAACACCAATACCAATATCAGTGGCGGCAGCAATACCTGCCTTCTTCAGTTCAAGGGCACGAGCAGCCCTAAAGATTACATCATCCGCAGCCCTAACGCCAGCAGCTTTGGCAATCTCTTTTGTGGCACCAGCTTTCAGTGCCTCACGAATAGCGGCTTTCTTTGCAATTTCTACAGCACCTTTGGTGGCTGCACTGGCTGCAACCTTAGCAGTGCCTCCGAGAACAGCCCTGCCAATAAATCCACCGAGATAGGTGGAAGGGCTAGACAAGACGGCACCAGCATAGTCTGCTACGCCATCTATAGCACCATACAAACCGTCATTAACAAAGACATTGCCAAGAGAGTCATACACTTGATATGCAGACCCTGCAAGGGCCTTACCCTCGTCCTGTTGGTCTGAGAGCCAACGTAACTCCCCGACCGTCCACACTTCGTTTGTGTTGAAAAAACGCATGTGATTGATGAAGTCTGTATACACTTCCTCATCCGGCAAGTCTTGATATTGCTTGCCTTTACGAGACATCATGTAAGAACGAATCTTCAACATGTCCGTGGGGCTATTACGGATTTCGTCAGCGGTCTTGGATACAGGCTCAACTTCTTCTTCTTCTTCAGACTGAAGAGGAGTGTCGGGCTTCTTTGGCAAAACCTTGATGATATTAGGATTAGGCTTCTTTGGTAAAATCCTAGTAATCTTAGGTTTCTGGGGGGTTTCAACGTCTGCAACTCGTTCCACTTGCTCAATGTCAGGTTGAGTTTGAGTGTAAACAGGCTTTGCATTCTTAGGGACCGGGTTTTGAGGAGCAGCTACAGACTTGATAAACCTTGGCTTAAAATCTTTTGGGTCTGATACATCAATCGGAGCCTTGAGCGGTGGTTTTGTATAAGCTGGCTTAAAGTCTGTAGTCGCCATTTTATTCCTCTTGAATTAGAACATATAGTTCTTTTCCGGTTTCATCTTCGTACACAGCGTAGGCTTGATCTTGCAAATCTTGTACGCCTACAAAGTTAAAGAGCCTGCCATCTGTAGTGAAGCTTTCCGGGGGGTCTTCTCCCGGACTAAGGCTTGGTACATCACCAAAGGAAGGGTTAACGTACAAATCAGATTCGCCAGCCATGATGGAGTCAAAGTCAGCCCCCAGACGCTGCGAGGCATCTGATGTAACATCGGGGATAGGCATTTCTTGTGAAGTTGTTAGCCCCAACTCTTCTGCTGAGTATGTGTAGGAGTTACCAGCCTCGTCCATAAAGACATATCCGTTAGGATTTTCTTCTCCTGTAAAGCTAAGTACGCTGTCACCGGCCTCGATAGCATCTGGAACAGAGAGTTGTGGGACAGGCTCCGGGGAGGTAGCGCCAGATTCCCCGGTAGGCAGATAGGCCGCAATTCCCGGTATTTGCTGAAGTTGATCGGTGCCAAACGTAGCACTTAACTCGGCAGCAGCATTCAGTCTAGCTGCTTCCATATCCTCGGGGGTAAAGTCACGACCCTCCCGCATTATAGCCTCTTTTTGTTTCTGCACACTGTCGTCAAATAACTTTATATATGACTGAACAGTAGAGGGGCTAAGGGGTTTATTAGTAGACGCAGCAGCCTTTGCTTCGGCCCTTGCAGCAGCCTCTCTCATAGCAATCTCTTCAAGATCGACTGTAACGCCAACATCTCCAAGAGGTCTATTAAAACCAGTTTCACTCATGGCATTCAAGTCAGCAGCAGAATATCCATCTGCCACTTCCATCTCACTGAGACGCTCGTTTGCCCGTTCCATAGCATTGTAGCCAAAAGCAGAGGCTACGAATGCAGAAAAAGGATCACCTCCTTCCGCTTTAGTAGACTGTAGGTTGGACGGATATAACCCAACTGCTTTTTCCAAGAATGCACTAAGTGGTTCTCCGTCAGGCTTAACGTCGCCAGAGAACTTGTAGATGTTTCTCCAAAAATCTTCATCAACTTTCACTCCATTAGAAACAGAGTCAGCATAGATTTGGTAGGCTTGATTGAGGGTTTCAGGTCCATCATTGACCAACGCCCTCAGTACGTCTTCAGGCATGTCTGCTTGAACTTTTAGGTTGTTTGCCACAGAAGTAATTTGTCGAAGGGTGTCACGTCTGGCTTGCAAGGCTTTTACACCTGTCGTACCTGCACGTTCTATTTGTTTTGCAAAGTAGTCATTGGCTGCATCTTTCCTC